GAGTCGGGCTGGTTCGATAACTTGGTCGATCAGATCGAGCAATCGGAGTTGCATCGCATTTCCGAAGACCTGATGCGCGGCATTGCCGACGACATCGATTCCCGTAGTGATTGGATTGCGGACAGGGCCAATGGCATCAAGTTACTGGGTCTTAAGGTCGAGATTCCCGGCCTACAGGGCGCTTCTGATGGCGCGCCAGTCGAGGGCATGTCTAAAGTCCGGCATCCCCTTCTGTTGGAGGCCGTTCTGCGTTTTCAGGCGAATGCTCGCTCGGAAATGCTGCCGACTGACGGTCCGGTAAAAATCCGCGACGATTCTCGCTCGGGCGGGCTTCCCGCCGACCAGATGGCCGACGCGCTTGAAGACGACCTCAATCACTACCTGACATCGGTCGCCAAAGAGTATTACCCCGACACCGACCGCATGTTCTTCATGCTCGGCTTCGGCGGCTCGGCTTTCAAGAAGGTCTACAACTGCCCGCTGCGTAATCGCCCGGTGTCGGAGACCATCGACGCCGATGACCTGATCGTCAACAACGCGGCGACCGACTTGCAGAACGCCAAGCGCGTTACGCACCGCTCGTACATGAAACCATCAACGGTCAAGCGGCTGCAGATCCTTGGTATATACCGTGATATAGACCTTTCTACGCCGCGTGAATCGTCACTGGACGCCCAGCAGCGCGAAGAAAGGGCCCAGCAGGGCATCGCGGTATCGGTCACGAACCCCGATGACCGCGATCGCGAGATCTACGAGTGCCACTGCGAACTCGACATCAATGGTTTCGAGCACACCTTTAAGGGCAAAGAGACCGGGCTGGAAATTCCTTACCGCGTCACGATAGACGTTTCGTCGCGCGAGATCCTGTCCATCGTCCGCAATTACGACGAAGACGATCAGGATCTGCCGACCGCGAAACCCTGCTTCGTCAAATACCCGTTTGTGCCGGGCTTGGGCTTTTACGATATTGGCCTCTTGCACATTCTGGGCAACACGACCAACGCCATCACGGCGGCGTGGCGCGAGTTGCTTGACGCGGGCATGTATTCCAACTTCCCCGGCTTCCTCATGGCGGACACCGGCGGTCGCCAGAACACCAACATCTTCCGCGTGCCGCCGGGTGGCGGCGCGCTGGTGAAGACGGGTGGCCTGCCGATCAGCCAAGCCATCATGCCACTGCCCTATCAGCAGCCGTCGCAGGCGCTGATGCAGTTGGTTGGCGACATGGCGCAGACGGGTATGCGTATTGGCGGCACGTCAGAGCAGCAGGTGGGCGAAGGCAAGGCGGAAGCGCCTGTCGGGACGACGCTTGCGATGATCGAACAGGCCACCAAGGTCATGAACGCGGTCCACAAGCGCATGCACGCCGCTCAGGCTGAAGAATTTCAGTTGCTGGTGAACTGCTTTAAGGACAATCCAGAAGCATTTTGGCGCAAGGGCTGTAAGTCCGGCACGAAGTGGGACAAGGAAATGTTCATTCAGGCCATCAACAATTGCGATTTGGTGCCTCAAGCGGACCCGAATACGGCTTCGCACAGTCAGCGCGTGATGAAGATCATGGCTCTGAAGGAGTTGCAGCAGTCCAATCCGTCGATGTACGACCCGATCGCCATCGATACGGCGGCCTTGCAGGCGATTGGCTGGAACAATCCGCAGCAGTTTATGGCGCCGCCTGAGGCGCAGCAGGCTCCGCCGCCGGAATTGCAGCAAATTCAGGCAGAGTTGGCGAACAAAAAGTCCGATTCGGACGCCAAAATGCTCACCGCGCAGGCGAAGATGGCCGAAGTGCAGGCAAAAGCGCAGCAGGGCGCGTTTGCACCGAAGCAGCAGGTTCAGGGTGGCGTGCAGCCGCCTGATGAAGCCCAGCAGCAGGCCACGTTGATGACCGCCAAGGCGCGTTTGATGGACGCTCAGACCAAATCGAAGGAGTTGGGCGTCAAACATCTCGATTTGATGGCTCAGATGAAGCAGCGTCAGGACGATATGCGCTTGAAACACCACGATACGATGGTCGAAGACCAAAATCGTGACCTCGATCGCCAGTCAAAAGAGAAGATTCAGGCGATTGAACTGGCTCGCGACATCCTGATTCACAACAGCGAGCAGCAGCACGAGGCCAAGCAGGCTCATCACGAGCGCCAAGCGCGTGCGGCAGACCGAAAAGCGCAGGCAAAGGCAGCGGCGAAAGCAAAACCGAAAGGTGACTGACGATGATTGACCCGAAGGCCATTAAAAAGGCCCTGATGACTGCCAAAGGCATCATGCAGGACACGTCATCGTCGGGTCTGCAGATCCGCGACCCTCATGTGATCAATCCCGACCGCATGAGCAAGGGCGGAGTGCCTAAAGCAGAAGAGTCTTCGCCTATTTCTGTTCCAATGAACAGAATGCTTCTTGGTTACAACCTTCTTCATCCTTCATTTAAAAAGATTGCCGCAGATGTAGAGCGCGAGCACGGCGTATCTACTAACGAACATGAATTAAAAAGCAGATTACAGGCACATCCTGATTTTAAATCTGCTTGGACCGCTCAAGAAGTCGATAAATTAAACTCTATGGGCAAGAAAGGCCCTGCAAAGTTATATCAGGCACTTTCTGATCATGGATATGGCGTAACCGTTCATCATTCCAAGGCTCTTGGAAGCATCAGTACTTATTTAAAAGCCAGTCATCCTAAGACGATGAAGCAAGCGACCATCAGGATGAGCGATCATCCTCCTGAAGACAGGTATGGCGGCTATTCTGCAAATATGATCAATGTAAGACCTCAAAATTGGAAAAAGGCATTTGATCAGGCGCATCAAATTCTTTCTGATTCTGATTCCGATGAGAATTCTGAAGAAACCGACATCACAAAGGCCGAAGGCGGTGAAGTCGATGACTGGGATGAGCACATGCGTCGTGATTCCAATCTCGGGCACTTTTTGCGCTACAGCAAGGTGCGTGACGAGAGCGGCGATCACAAGATGCTGTATCACGCCACGCCCAAAGACTTTCATACGTTCGCCCCGGGTGGCGGAGATGACCCCAAGAAATGGCAAAGCGGCCCCGCCGTCTGGATGTCGCCTTACAAAGATCACTATCCCGCAGCGCACAACGTAGGCGGGCGCAAAAACGAACATGGCATTCCGCAGTACAAGACCGGAACTCATGTCATGCCGCTCTGGGCTAACATCAAAAATCCCTTGGTGCTCGACAGCCCTGAGATGCTTGAGTGGGCGGCGAGGGCTTACGCAGGCGTCGATAACCCGCATAACAGTCAATTCCCGCTGATGATTGATCAGCACGTTCGTGATGCGCTGATTGCAGACGGGTACGACGGGATCTTCCACGGCGGCAGCCGCACGAGACCTAATTACAAGGGTCCGGGCCATTTGCCGTACACGTTAGGCGAAGACCCCGCGAAGGAAGAAGAGGTCATTGCGTTTCATCCGCATCAGTTAAAGTCCGCGATTGGTAACAACGGAGACTTTGACCCGTCAAAGCCTGAAATTCATAAAGCCGAAGGCGGTGAAGTAGACCGCGATTTGCCCCCGCTGTCATTTGACCCTGAAGAAGGTGCGGGAGCCGTTCCTTATAACAAAAATATTGATTACATGGGCATGGTTCGACACATGCCTGTGTCTGAATTTTTGGATATGGCATACCCCCTTCACAGCCCAGATCAGGAATCATTGGATTTTCTAAAAGATCATCTTCGTAAAGGTCGTTCGTTTGGGCAACCTTTTTTAAATGCTGATTGGAATGAAGATCAAAAACAGTGGGACGTTAAGGGACACGAAGGGCGGCATCGATCAAAAGCAATTAGCGAATTGTATGGTCCTCATACGCAAATTCCTGTGCATGTTTTTCCTTATGGAATGAGGGCTAGGGACATTACTGATGAGATGAGAAACGCGCCTTTTGTTTCTGAGCAGCATGTCAGGAATCGCGCTGAAAACAAAAAATTGCGAAAGTTGTATGAGGAAATGGGCAAACCAGTTCCATCGTTTGCGCTTAAGCCAGAAAAATCTACAGGCGGAACGGTAGACCGCGACGCCAAAGAGCCCGACTTTACGCCACCCAAGTTGCAGGGCACGCAGATCATGAAGGAGCCGGGGGGCAACTGGCTGAGTGGTAGTGTTGAAAATTCATTGGAACCTTTGAAAAAAGAAACTATTCCCACCTATCTCGGAACGCACGAAACTCCAGAAGTTGCCAAGGAAATCGCAGAGCGTGGAATTGCCAATATTGGTAATCACCCAGAAGCCGCTCGCGCTGCGCGTATGGAGGGTCTGACTGACACGCTTAACAAAGCCAATCAAACTAAAGCCGTTAACGATTTTATTAACAAACAATTGACCCGCTACGTCAAAAACGAAATGGGCACTGAGCGTGACCCCGTGCGTGCATTGGCAGAGCGTGGAATTTTGCATTACGCGCCTGACAATCAACACTATGATCGTCATTACGAAACGGTCAGAAAGCGAGAGGGTTATCCAGAGACACGAGGAAAGTCAGATCTTGCCAAGGCGTGGGAGAATGCTTCCGACAAAAGCATAGGGAGATCTTTCAGGGCCGAAGAACTTTTAAAGCCTTCTGGCTATTCAAACATGCCGCTTTGGACGGATTACGAAAATTTTGGCGAAAAACATCCTTGGCTGAAAAAAGTAGATCCTTCTGAAAAAATTTACGGAGCAACGTCCGATTTAGAATCTGGATCTATAGATCATGGTTTGTTGGGATTTGATCACCTTATTGACGAACTGCATAACGCCGTCAATCCTGAGTCCGATCTTCCTGATAACTTCAAATTGCGCCACGAGTCGTTGGCTCGCATGTCCGTGCCGCAAGCGGTTGAGCACGTCCACAACATCAACGAGTGGCGCAAAAAGAATCGAGAGGATGCAAGCAGGAAAAAAGCATTCAACCCTGCGACGTACTTGCACAAGGACTATCCGGGCACGCACTACGCTTGGTATGAATTAAAGACTTCGCCTAACGCAACGCCCGCCATTCCTCCGAAGTATGAAAAGGGTAAGCATTTAGTGCATGGTGCTTTCCCCGCAAAATTTGATACGCAAGAAGAAGCGCAAAACTACATCGACACGTTTAACGATCAGTTAAGAGAAAAAAACAAAAACGGCGACTTTGATCCGCTTATTAAAGAGATCAAACAATTCCCATTGCGCTATGGCGGACAAGAAGATGTCATGGTTTCGCCCGGACAAGAAGCGAAAGACCCTGACCTTAGAGAAGCGCTTAGTTACGAAGGCAATGTCATGGGGCATTGCGTCGGTGGATATTCAAGCAATGTTACAGGCGGGCATTCTCGCATCTTTAGTCTTCGCAACAAGAAGACAGGTGAGCCTCATGTGACGGTTGAAACTCATCCTAAAAGCAATTTTGACTTTGACGAATTCAACAAACGTCACGACGAACTGGGGACTGATGAAAACGAAAGGATGAGTGAACTTCATTCATTGGGCGTTGTGGACGATGAAGGCAACCCTAGTCCTGACGACATTGCTCAAATTAAGGGGAAGGCCAATGGCAAGCCTGTAGCCCGCTACATGCCTTACGTTCAGGATTTCGTGAAGTCAGGTAAATGGGGAGACGTTTCAGATCTTCATAACGCCGATTTGATCGATGCGCGTCATTGGCCTAGTTTAAAACTGTACAAGCCAATACTCGAAAAGATGCGCGAGAACGGCGAGACGCTTCCTGATTTTTTAACAAAAGAAGAAAACGAAGCGTTTCATAAAAAGTATGCGCCAGAAAAAGCAAACGGCGGAGCCATCATCGCCAAAGCCACGGGCGGCGTCGTAGACCCGCAGAAGGCGATTCGGCGGGCGGTGATGGTGGCCGAAGGCATGAAGCGCGGCGGCTATAAGGACCCAAAGACGAGCGCCATTGAGGACTGGAAGTGGCGTCCGCTTAAGGACGTGCAGGCGCAGTTGGGCGACACAAAAGAAATCCCGTCGCATGTCGCAACCTTTGGTCGCTTTATGGACGACACGGCAAACAAGGCGGGCACTGTAGGCCTCACGCCGCGTGACCTGATCAAGGCGTACACGATCACCCGCGCTAGCATTCAGCGCGGCGCCGTCGATTCTGACAAGGTTCGCGCCGCCGGACTGGCGTTGCCCAACCACAACGAGCCCAAGGTTCGCCCAGAAGGCGCGTTTGGCGAGTGGCTGCACACGCCGATGGGTCAGCGCTACCTGCAGCACGCGGAGCGCGGCATTATCGACCCCCATTCGATCAGCAACGCGGTGCAGATCATGGCGCCGTTTGGCCGCCACACGACGGACATCCCAGACGCGCTGCAGTGGGCGGCGAAAAACTTGCCGGGCCGTGAGGGCGACGTGTCTCGACTGGTCGCTCAGGCACAGCAGGGGACAAGCAGCCCATCCGAATGGCGCGACTTTATTCAAGGCGTGCGCGGCGTCGGCCCTAGCAAGGCGGGGTTCATTGCGTCCCTGCTCGGTCGAGGCGATCAGCCGACGCTCGACGCAAGGCAGATCGTCCTTCACACCGGAAATCCGTCAAAGCAGGCGGCACCGTACATCGCCCGGCGCAGCGGGCTTGGCGGCGCGGAGGCCGTCGAACGCCTTGCCGCAAGGCAGCGGGCGATGAACCTCACGACGCCGGAAGGTCTTGCCCCTTACTATCAGCACCTCGCACATCACACCATCTGGGACGCCGTTGGCAACGATCAGACGACGCATTCTGACGTCATTCACGCCATGCAGCACGCTGCTACCGGCGGCAAGATCAAAGACAATCCTTTGATTGATCATCCGCTTGTACATGTTATGCGGGCCGCAGGCATTCCATTTTCGAGCGAAGAAAAATATGCGCGTGGCGGAGCGCCTAAGAAAAAGAAAGTTGTCCCCGCAGATGAAGCGTCGTCAGTGCAGGTTGATCGACCTATCTATTCTTCATGGGATGAAGTGCCAACGATCAATCCGCAAGATCTCGTTGGGAAAAGAATTTTTCCAATTCGGGCCGATCTTTTAAAGACCGGGCCTGATTACACGGGAATTGATTCCAGTCAGTTAACTAAGCCTGTTGCTATGCGCGGCGGCCCGGGATTCCCATTGATTGAAGAGAATCAGCGTGGCGGCATGGGGTGGGCTATTAAAGGTAAAGGACGCGGCACGTTCAAATTGAATAAGAATGCCGACTATGCCGCTGTCACCGCGATGATGCCTAACACGCATGAATCTAATTCGTCGTTTGCCCGTGCTTTGATTGGAACAATGGCTGCTCACGCTAGAGACAAGCGCATTCCAAAAGAAAACCTTGATCAAATTGATGCCCTGATCAGGGCGCAATCCAAGAACAAGAAACTTAGCGTCTTGCAAGACTTCCCGGGGTTTGCACACCAAAATATTCACAATTACGTTGACTCTTTAAACTTTGAAAGCCGTGATCGGATTTCCAAAATTTTACATAGTGCAAGAGCGCAAAAATTAGGCGCTCCTAGCGTCAAAAAAATTGCCAGAGAGACGATAGACCCTCGGTTCTCGGGTCTGAACCGTGGCGACGTGATGTACTTGTTGGAACTGGAAAAGGGAGACAAGGGCGTTGCCGATTTGGTTAAGTCAGGGTTCACTCCGCATGAGTCCTATCCGTTAGGTATTCGCGGTCGGATTGTTGGCAAGTTCCACCATCCTTTTGCTGCAGAGACCTTGTGGAAAGACTGGTTTGATCAAAAACGAGCAGCAAAGAAAGCGTCTGGTAAGTCTTCAAATCCTGCAGCAGACACGGCGCAAATTTTGCGCGGGTTTGATCTTGCTTTGCCGACAACCACGGTTACTCAGGCAATTGCCGACAACCTGCCTAGTCATCCAATGGACGTGCAGTCCCCCCAAGCAGCCCGTATGGCTCTTGATGTCGCCCATGACCGTTGGACTAATACAGAAACGCCCGTTGGGCATGGCGGCGTATCGCCTGCTGAGATGTCTAAAGCCCTAAAAAACTCTGAAGCCTCCTCGACCCTTACTCAGTATTCTGAGAAGGAAATCAAGGACATGGTCAAGAAGAAGAAGTTCAGGGCGTTTAAGTTACCCAGTGGCGACGTGTACTTTGGCCTGAAGCACGGAACAAATTACGAGGAGGAATATGGGTTTAAACACCCAGAATTGACTCCTAATGAGACCGCTTTGGTCAGCGTTGTAAACAATGAGCCGGGCGCCAAGGGGGTTGGCGGCGCTTCGGTCATGCTAAAAGCAATTAAAGAGGGTGCTACTGCCTTAGACGCATATGCTGTACCATCTAAAAAACACCCGGATGGCTTTTTGCCATCGTTTTACAGGCAGTTTGGTTTTAAAGAGTTAGGACGTATTCCGTTTGACCCACAATATTCTACCGATCAACAACTTGAGGACCTGAAGCATTACTGGCGTTCCACCGGGTGGGACGAGTCGATGGGAATGCCTTCTGTGTCCATTATGAAATGGGATGGAAAAGATGAAGATCGACAAGACGCATTACGAAAGTATCTCGCACAGAGCCGTGCGGGTTCTAGGCCGGGAGACGGTAAATCGGATGTCCGATCCGCAAGTGGGGCTCCTGAACAAGGAACTCAACTATCTGGTGGAGAAGCGCCAGTCAGCGGACAAGGTGACGGACGCGGAAATCGAGGGGGCGTACGAGATGATAGTCAAGCACGCCCTGCCGACAGGTTCACACGAACACTTACTGGGGTAATGAACATGACGCCGCAGCAGGCACAGGCCTACGGCGTTTCTCCAGAAGACGTGTCAGCCGCCCGAAATAAGTTAATGCCGAAGGCGGGCGGAGGTCTTGTTGACCATGCCCTCCGTATGGTCACACACTTGACAAAACCAAAAGCGCGGTAAACCCCCCGCAGGAGACTGACATGTCCGAATTAGCCAAAAAGGCGCGGGAAGAGCGTGCGGCGAAAGCCAAGCGCTACAGCCGCACTCACGACGAAGGCAAGGTTGACGCCAGTGACTTTAAACAGGCAGAACCTCTAGAGGCAGAAGCCAAGACGGGCCTGCGCCCGATCTCCCGTCGCCAGTTCAAGCGCGGCGGCAAGGTTGAGGGCGAGCACGCCCACCATCACGCCGGTCGCAAGCCCCGCAAGAGCGGCGGCAAGGCGCTGACGGCGGACAGCCTCCTGAACCGCGACATGAAGGAAGCCAACGAGGGTCGCGCAGGCACCAAGCACGTCGGCGGCATGAAGCGCGGCGGCAAGGCGCACAAACTGGGCGGCGGCGCTCTGGGCGTGCTGCCGGACAAGGACGCGCCGGGCGGCGTGTTGGCCGGTGAATTTCGCAAGCGCGGCGGCAAGGTTAAGCACGACGACGCCAAAGAAGACAAGAAACTGATCCATGAGGTCGTCAAAAAGGACGCCATCAAGCCGGGCAAGAAGCACGGCGGCCGCGCCCACAAGGCTCGCGGCGGCACGGACGCTCCGGGCGATGATTTCCTGAACGACTACCAGTTCGCGCACGGGCACAGTTACTACAAGGACTACCCGAATGCGCCGGGCGCCCCGAAGAAGCCGAAGGCCGCTCCCCCGCCGCCTCCGCCGAAGTCGGGCGCGAAGCAGCAGATGCTTGGCTCGGACGACAGCGGTTCCGACGACACCATGTCGGATGACTCGTCGGGCATGAAGCGCGGCGGCAAAGTGCATCCGAAGGGTTGCCGTTGCGCCAAGTGCGGCGGCGGCATGGCGAAGAAGAAGGGCGGCAGCGTCTCTGACGGCACTTTAGAGGGCACGCGCCCGACTGGCGGTCGTCACGCCCGCAAGCACGGCGGTCGCGCCAAGAAGACGAACATCAACATCGTCATCGCGCCGCACGGCGGTCATCAGGCTCCGGCAGGCGGGATGATGCCGCCCCCGCCGCCTGCGGGGGGTCTTCATCAGGGCGTTCCCCCGGGCGTTCCTCCCGGCATGCCGCCGGGCGGCATGCGCCCTCCGATGCCGCCTCCGGGCGCTGGCGCTCCGCCCATGGCTCCGCCTCCGGGCGCCATGGGCCGCAAGCGCGGTGGCCGGGTTCACTACCCGATTCACCACGCTTCGGGTGGCGGTAAGGGACGGCTTGAAAAGGTTAAGGCGTACGGCCTGAAGCCTGCTTGATGATATAAGGGCGGTCAGAAATGGCCGCCCTTTTGATTGGACCTACCTATGCAAACGATCAGCATTCGATTTGAATACGAATTGAAGAAATTGGTTCAAGAAGAGATTGAACGCTTGACCGAAATCCTCAAGTCAGGCGCAAGTATTCACGAAATCGCAGACTACAAACACCTCACGGGGCAACTCGCGGCGTGGCGTAAACTTGACGATTTGTGCGATGAAGCCCGCTCTATAGTCGATAAATTGTAATTGGAGTACCTATGCCGCATACACCTATGCAACACGATACCGACCCGAAAGAAGATCTGATCAAAGCCGTAGGCTCGATCGACGGTTTGGACCTGTACCACAATCAGATCCTGTGTGCCGTCTACATCCGGCCGGAAAAAACCAAGGGCGGCATCGTTTTGCCGGACCAGCACCGCAACGAAGACCGCCATCAGAGCAAGGTTGGCCTCATTTTGAAGGTTGGACCTGATGCTTTTGTCGATGACAGCGGTGTTTGGTTCAAAGACGTCAGCGTTACGACGGGCGATTGGATCGTTTTTCGTCCTTCAGACGGCTGGAGCATCACTGTTAACGGCATTTTGTGCCGCATCCTGAAGGATGAGAACGTGCGCGGACGTGTTTCACACCCAGATTTGGTCTGGTAAGGGGGCAATCATGGCTGATGAACCGGAACAGATTGAGATTGAGATCGATCCGATTGAAAAAGACGTCAAAAAG